CTCGGGACCCACGTGCAGTGCAAACCCCTCCTTGCTCGCCAAGCAAAGAGGGACTACCCATAGGAGAGACAGTGCCAGACACCCCAGACAAACTTCCGTTCAGAAAACGGAATGTGCCTTTAGGGAATATCGTTGGGTCGTCTTACGACATTACCCACGATATCAACGGGAACGAGATCAAAGGTTTAACCATTGATCAGAAGTATCCCGTGTCTGGCTTGCAGGTTACTGCAAGTGAGGGACATTCTTGGAATGGTAAATTCCAAGATGCCGACGTAGGAGGTCCTTTTGAGACCACAAAGCGTTACTTGGCTCTAGACAAATGGGGTACAAACCCCAAGAATCTAGATGATTTGCCCAAGTACACTTTGCAGGCAACTAAGAATGACATTTCTGTGTATAAGCCTCGCGGCCATTACACAGGTCATCAGTTGCCTACGTCGCTTCAATCGCCTTTGCGTTGGCCCGATCCAGCTCCGTCGAGTAATACGACGTTGATGGCTCTCGGTTCAACAGCAATTTCGCGAGTGAAGCCCACGAATTCTACAGCCGATTTAGCCGTATCCCTCGCGGAACTTTACCGTGAGGGCCTGCCACAATTACCGGGAAGGTCACTGTGGAAGGAACGTGCTCAGATAGCACGTGGCGCCGGATCTGAGTATCTAAACGCTCAGTTCGGTTGGCTGCCTCTCATTTCCGAAATCGAAAACGTCGCCGAGGTCATGGACCGCGGTGACAAGATTTGGAAGCAATACGAGAGGGATAGCGGACGACTTGTCCGCCGTCGCTACGAATTCGATCCTGTCATCTCAGACCCAGTGATTATTAGTACAACCACGTCGGTGAATCCTTATCCGACGTTGGGTACGTACTTCTATACACTGGGCGGAAGCATGGGGGGGACCTACCAACGCATACGCTACAAGCGACAGCGAAGGTGGTTTTCCGGAGCGTTTACCTACTACGTGCCAGACCGACACGTAGACGGTACTGTTGACGGCATGCTATATGCCGCCAGCAAAGCCCGTAGACTTTACGGGTTGACGCTGGATCCCGAGGTTCTTTGGAACCTCGCCCCATGGAGCTGGGCCACGGACTGGTTCGCGAATACCGGAGACGTTATTTCTAACGTTTCTGATTTCGCTACAGACGGGCTCGTGTTGCGGTATGGATACATGATGGAAGAAACCATCGTATCCGATGAGCATGCCCTGAACGGCGTCAAGTGGCGTTCTACTCCACCTGGGCCGGTCAATTCACACGTCTACTGCGTCACTAAGACGCTGAAGAGAGTGAGAGCAACACCCTATGGGTTCGGGCTGACATGGGAGTCATTTACTCCCCGTCAGCTAGCCATCATCGCCGCGTTAGGAATAACGCGGCGCTGACATTGCACAAAGCACACCGTCATGCAGGAAATCCTGCATGCATTACCGCCTCTCTGAGGCAGATTTGGAGCGCGCTTTATGTTCGCTGACCCGCAGTCTGTTACCATCTCTGGTACAGCAGTGTCCCTCCCTCGAATTTCTTCGGGGATCAACAGCGGTTCGTTCTCTTCGAACGATGGAGCTGTGAAGGAGACCGTTAGCCATACTTATGGCCGACGTACCCGTCGCATGTTCCGCCTGGACCACTCTAAGGTGGCTCCAGACCCGCTCATCTCGTCTACGAACATCGTTCATTCGATGGGTGCCTACCTGGTGGTAGACACGCCTGTGACGGGATACACTGTTGCAGAGCAGAAGGCCGTGATTGATGGGCTGATCGCCCAGCTTTCCGCGACCTCTGGTTCTCTGATCACCAAGTTCCTTGGTGGCGAGAACTGATCGGTAACACACACCGCGTCTGGAAATCCCAGACGAAGGGTTGATGCTGGCATAAGGCCAGGATTCACCTTACCCCCACATTGAAGGAGGCAGATGATGAAAAGCCTGATGCCGCTCTACCACACGCTACTCGATGAATTGGGTAGTATGTGTTGCACCAGCACCGCTCGTGATTGGGAGACCATTCACAAGCGTGTTGAAGACGAAGGGATATCGTTTCTTACGATAACCCTACCTGCTTTCTGCGATGACTTTCAAAAGTCTCTCGCAGATGAGCAGGTAAGCTCTGGTTCTTTTACGTCGTTTAACAGACGTAAAGGAATGTGGCTCCCTGAATTCTTTCAGGGTTTCACTAGCCAGGTCTTCGACAAACGTAGTGGGATTCTGCTCAATGAGCCGAACCCTGACGCTATCCGTGCTGTTAGGCAACTTTCGTTGTTCTGCAGCAAGATAGAGATTCCCTGCAGCGATGCAAGGAATCTCAAGGCGATCAGGAGCTACATTGAGTGTGAGAAGAAAGTCCGCGAAACTAATACCCAACTTGGCGATATTGACTATCGCCGGTTCAATCGGGTATTTGATCGTGTGTTTGGTGACGTATGCCGTAGAGCTGATGAGGGAATTTATTACCTCGATAGCAATACTGCTGCTCGTCCCAAGCATGGTCCAGGCGCCACCGCCGATCGCCTCCGTGGCAATCGAAAGTGGGATCAACGCCAATGGACCACTCGTCTCGAACAGATTATGCCGGCTGGGGACATGCTTCTTCCCAGTTGGCGATCATACTATCTGCTCGACGAGATCGACTTTCTCGAACCTGGCGAAGAGCGACCCGTCAGGGTCATTCTTGTGCCTAAGACGCTCAAGACACCGCGCATTATTGCCATCGAGCCTACTGCAATGCAGTATGCTCAACAAACAGTGGCAACGATGCTCATGGATGAGATCGGGGTCTCCCCTATCTCACCTATGATCGGATTCACGGACCAAGTGCCTAACCAGCAAATGGCCTGTGGTGGTTCCTTTACAGGAAACACAGCAACACTAGACTTGTCTAGTGCTTCCGACCTTGTCTCGAATCAGCTCGTCATCAACATGCTTGACCGCTACCCTTATTTATCGAGGGCCGTTCAAGCATCGCGATCGTTGCGAGCCGATGTGCCTGGCTATGGGGTAATTCCCCTGGCCAAGTTCGCATCTATGGGTTCAGCGCTTACCTTTCCCATTGAAGCTATGGTCTTTCTTACATTGACCATAATGGGAGTGGCACAGTCGCTCAGAATCCCGCCTACCTCACTCAACAACAGTGATATTCAGTCACTAGTGAGGTCAGTGCGAGTCTATGGGGATGATATAATCTGCCCCACAGACAGTGTGCACGATGTGATCAACTGCCTCGAGACCTATGGTTTCGAGGTAGGACTGCGCAAGTCTTTCTGGACTGGTTCGTTCAGAGAATCTTGCGGGAAGGAATATTTCCGAGGCCACGATGTTTCCATCGTTAAGCTTAGGAGTCTTCTTCCTTCATCACACCGGGACGCAGAAGAGTGTATTTCTGTTGTCAGTCTCCGCAACCAACTCTATGCGAGTGGGTTGTGGCATACTGCTTCATACCTTGACGACCAGTTAGAAATGATCTTCAAGGGGAACTACCCAACGGTAGCTCCGCACTCTTCCGTTCTTGGACGCCACTCTTACCTGACGTATGAATATCAGGCAAGTGATATTGAACACCAGAGCCCTTTGGTTAAGGGTTACCGTGTTCATGCTCCTCTTCCAGATAATCCATTGGATGAGGAAGGCGCCCTACTCAAGTTTCTCGTCAAGAGGGGGGAAGATCCTCTCGACGACGGGCACTTG